TAATGCAGGAAGTGCAACAAAACTTCAAACTGCTAGAAACATAGCAGGAGTATCTTTTAATGGTACTGCTAACATTTCGTTAGACAATAAAAATATTACAAACGGAGCAGGTTACACAACCAATACCGGAACAACTACTGCTAGTAACTCACAAACATTTACAAATAAAGGTGGTAATATAAGCCAATGGACTAATAATTCAGGCTATGTTACAAGTTCAGGTGTTACAAGTGTATCTTCAGGTAATACAAACACATTAACTAAGTCAGGTACAACTTCAGTAACATTTACACCTAATACAGGAACAGTAACTTCTAGTTCATCTAATTTAGCAACAGGAGCACAAATTCAAACTGCAATTAATACTGCGACAACAGGAGTATTAAAGTATATAGGAACTTGGAACGCAAGTACAAATTCACCAAGCTTACAAAGTGGTAAAGGAACTACAGGAGAATATTATATAGTTGCTACTGCAGGTACTACTGACTTAGATGGAGAAAAAGATTGGCAACTTGGTGATTGGGCAGTATTTTCAGACTTAGCTACAGATGCTTGGCAGAAAGTAGACAATTCATCAGTTGGTGATATTACAAAAGTAACTGCAGGAACAGACCTTACAGGTGGTGGTGTTGCAGGAGATGTTACTTTAAATGTAACGTCAAACACTACATCAGCAGGAAACAGTATAGTAAAAAGAGATTCTTCAGGAGACATTAACACTAGATTATTTAGAAGTGAATATGACACTACTAATGCATCTATAGGGTTTATAATGACTCAAGTAGATACTGCAAGTAACAACTACATTAGACCTTCTACAATGGCACAAGTAAGGGCAAGCCTTAATGTAGCTGATGGAGCAACTAATGTAACTAATAACAACCAAATAACTAACGGAGCAGGTTACACCACAAACACAGGTGATATAACTTCAGTAGGAGCAGGAACAGGTATTAGTGGTGGTGGAACATCAGGAGCAGTAACAATAACAAACTCTGATAGAGGTTCATCTCAAGCTATATATAAAAGTATAGCAGTAGCAGGACAGACCTCATTATCTGCTGCTTCAAATTCTGAAAGATTAACATTTGAAGCAACTGAAGGAATAACTATAACAACTGACGCAAAATCACAGTTAGTAGGTTTTGGAGTAAAACTTTCTTTGTCAGGAACTACACTAAGTTTAAATGGTGGAAACTCTGTAACACTTCCTACCTCTACAGGACCACAAGGTCCAAAGGGAGACCAAGGAGATACAGGTTCACAAGGTCCAAAGGGAGACCAAGGAGATACAGGTGACACAGGTTCAAGAGGTGCTCAGGGAGACCAAGGAATCCAAGGAGAACCCGGAGAAAAAGGAAGTACAGGTTCACAAGGAATACAAGGTGTTAAAGGAGACACAGGTGATACAGGCTCACAAGGTGCTAAAGGTAACACAGGCTCACAAGGTCCACAAGGTGGTACAGGAGCAGCCGGTAAAGATGGAGAACCCGGAGAACCCGGTAAAGACGGAAGTAATGGAGCAGCCGGAGCAGCCGGTGCTAAAGGAGATACAGGAGATACAGGCTCACAAGGGATACAAGGTATTCAGGGTCCTGCCGGAGCAAGAGGAGCAACAGGAAGTCAGGGTCCTCAAGGAGAACCCGGGAATGATGGAAAAAATGGAAGTGATGGTGCTAAAGGAGCAACCGGAAGTACAGGTGCTCAAGGACCAAAAGGAGACCAAGGGGATACGGGTGGAACCGGAAGTCAAGGACCAAAAGGAGATACCGGAGCAACCGGACCACAGGGTCCTGCCGGAGAAAAAGGAGGTACAGGTTCACAAGGACCACAAGGTTCAAAGGGCGATACGGGAGCAGCAGGTTCAAACGGAACTAACGGAACTAATGGAAGTGATGGTGCTCGTGGAGCAACAGGAGCAACCGGAAGTCAAGGTGCTCAGGGTATTCAGGGTAACACCGGAAGTCAGGGTCCTGCCGGACCAAACTTCCCTGTAAAAGTAGACGGTGGAGAACAGTCAACAATAAAAGAGATTTCAGTTGATAATAAAAGTGGATGTGCTGAAGTCACCCTTGATAACGGACAAACTTTTAGACTTCAGTTGTGTAGATAGAATAAATCAAAAAAGAGTATCTTTGTAATTAATAATAAATAAAATCAAATAAAATGAGTAAAAAAGAAACAAAAATTACCAAAGACGAGTTGATGCAGGTTCAATCAATGTTGAGCACCTTCAACCAATTAAAAATTAAACTTGGAGATGCCGAGTTAACGAAGCAACAAGTGTTTCTACAGATAGAAGACTTAAAGAAAAACTATGCAGAGGTAGAGGGAACTCTTACAGAAAAGTATGGTAAGGACAATAAGATTGATTTAGAAACAGGAATTGTTAGTTCTAAAGAAAAAATAAAAGAATAACAATGGCAAGAATAGCTACTTACGCAATAGATGCAACACCTACTTTAGAAGATAAAGTAATAGGAACTGATGTAGACAATGATTTAATCACTAAAAATTACAAAATAGGTGATATCATTGCAATGGTTCCGGGTGGTTCAAGTAGTGTTCAGTCATTAAATACTTTAACAGGTGCAGTTAATTTATCTGCAGGAACCAATATTGGTTTAGCAGTAGATACTACAAAAAATGAAATAGTTATTTCTTCCACTGCATCAGCAGGAGGCATTACGTCTATTGAAGGTGCAACAGGACCGGCTATTGATTTAGCAGGTAAAGGTGGAATTACTATTTCTGCAGTAGGAAACTTAATCAATATAGACGGTTCAGGCATTAGTGGAGGAACACCCGGTGCACCTCTAAACGGTATACAAGTAAATGTAGCAGGTTCTTTCGCTGCTTACGATTATCTAATTTCTAATCCAACATCTAATACTTTGGATTTAGGTAATGGAAGTATAGGAAAAGGTGGAAGTATAGCAGGTATAGTTAATCTATTTAATGGTGCAGGAGACCAAAATCAATTTGGTTCTGTTCGTTGGTATGACTTTGTATCAAGCAATAACTATGTTGGAATTGTAGGTCCGGGTTCTATGGAAAAAGCCGTAAGCTATGATATAGCTTTACCGGGAAATGAACCTTCAGCTAATCAAATACTAGCAGTAAAAAATGGTGCAACCTCATCTCCTTGGGAATTAGTTTGGACTAATCAAAGTGGTGGTAGTAGTGAAGATGTTAAATTTAAAATAGAGGCAACAGATGGTGCTGCAGGTTATTGGAGAGATAAAGTAGAAATGGGGTCGGGTTTAACTCAAACCTTCTCTACAGATGACCAAGGATTTAAAAAAGTACAACTAAATCAAAGTCTTCCTTCAATTGTAAATAGTATTAAAGTAGGTAGTTCTACTGCTATAGGAACATTTGAGTTTACAGGCTCAGGGGTTACAATGACTGCCGGAGTTCCCAATGTAATTGATTTTGCAGGTGGTGGTAGTGCAACTGCTCCTGCAGGTGTAGCAGGTAGCGTTCAGTTTAATGATGGAACTAATTTTTCTGCTTATACAGGCTTTACATTTGATAAAGCAACTTGTATGCTCACGTTAGGTCAGTCTACTGCTCCTACTAGTCTTGGAGGTATTCTAAGAGTTGAAGGAAACGGAAGTACTTATGGTGGTAAAGTTGAATTAGAAACGGGTACATCTAAAGGTACACCTGAAATAATTTCAATATGTGGACCAAGCAGTGGTGTAAAACAAGAGATTCATTTACCTCAAACAGTTGCAACTGCAACTACTCAAGTATTAGGAGTTAAGTCTATTACAGGCACAGAGGTACAGACTGAATGGAAAGCAAGTGGAGGTGCATTACCTTACACTAGCTATGAAGCACAATGGAGTCTTAACGGCAACTCATTTACCTTAACGGAATTAAATAATACTACAGGCTTTACTTTTTTATGGACTAACAATTCAAATGGAACAATTTCTATTACTAGTTCTGCAGGAATGGGTGGTGGTGTTTTAGTTTTCGTAAATGGAAATGGTGGAACTAAAGAACAAAAACTAGAAGCTTTTTTTGCAGGTTATAATGGAACTAATATTGTTACGCTTAACAAGCTTGATGGAACTTTTCAAAATGTACAAGGAGATATATTGAGTGGAAACTTTGAACTTAGAATATACCCTGTATAATGGATATAAGAAAAATATCAGTAGGACCTGACTACAAATCAGGAGCAATGCATTACATTGTTGGTCAACAAGTATTAAACGGCAGCTTTACAATTCATTTAATTAAGTTTGATGCAGACAGAGATTCAATAGTTATTTATATTGAGGATGAAGTAGGAATTAGAATGTGGAAAGAGTTTAGTGAAACTATGCCGATATCAATAGAGTATAATATAAACTTTTAATTATGAGCAAGACACTAAAACCTTATTTTACTGCAGCTAGTAATAAAATGAATGGAAAACCTGAAAAACTAGGATTGCCATCTAATAAGCAAATTGCTAATAGCGTATATAGTAAAGTAAAAAAATAGTTTTATGGAAGACCATAATATAAAAGATAATCTTCAATGGTTGGAGATTGTAAAAATGAAGAAAGAGTTAGCAAAAACTTTTGAAGAAGAATTGATGTATGCTGATGAGATACACAGAATTGAAATGAAATTAAATGGAGTTAAACCTACAGATTCACATATAGATTGTATTGGTTGTGGCTCGTAAATTAAATTATGAAATCACCATTTGCGTTTATTGCCAAACCGGTTACAGGTAAAAGGTACAGTAATACAAAAGACATAGGAGGTATTGACTTTATAGTTAGTACCTCTCAAGAAGATTCAAACTTTTCCAACAGACACGCTGAGGTCATAGAACTCCCCCTAGGATATAAAGGTCCAATACAGGTGGGAGATATTTTGTTAGTACATCATAATGTTTTTAAATATTATAATGATATTAAGGGAAGACAACAAAGTGGTAAAAGTTATTTTAAAGACAACTTATTTTTTATAGAACCTGACCAATACTTTGCTTATAAAAGTAAAGGAGAATGGAATAGTGTAGGAAGATTTTGTTTTGTAAAGCCTGTTCCTGTAGAAGAAAGTTATATATATAAACCATTAAGCGAAGAGCCTTTGATAGGTGAAATGGTTCATTTGAATTCTTATCTAAAAAAACAAGGATTAGTTTCAGGAGATAGAGTTTCATTTCAACCTCATAGTGAGTACGAGTTTGATTTTGATGGAGAAAAATTATATAGAATGTATGACCATCAAATAACTATAAAGCTATGAATATAGGTATATACGAAGATGTAATAACAAATGTTGATAGTTATGTAGAGGATATACATAACTATGGATTTGAAGATGTTCAGCTTGAAGAAGGTTTATTTAAAAACATTCAAGTTAGACCTGAAGATGATTTAGTAGAAATTTTAAAAGGTTACTATCCTATACATAAAGCAGTTTTAAATTTTGTAAGAAGGTCACCTAAAAATCAAGTAGAGCCAAATTGGATTCATACAGATGATATGATGGGTGATTTAACTGCAATACTTTATTTAAGTAAAAACCATCCTGAAGAAGATGGCACTACATTATATTATAAAGGATTTAAAAGTTGTATACTACGTTCAAGATATAATAGATTAATAGTTTTTCCATCTCACTTGTATCATTCAAGAAATATTTTTGACAACTTTGGATTTGCAGATGAAGCTAGATTAATACAAGTTTGTTTTTTAAAAGAAATATAATGACTGATTTTGAAAAATTTATAAAAGAACAAAATGTTGATTTAGAGACTATAAATAATTATATAGACTCTGAAGAGTTTGAAAAATTAGCAGGACCTGTTATTGATTTTGGAGATTATAAATATGAGGTTAGAGATTCTGAAATAGAGGGATATGGAATTATAGCTACGCAAGATTTTGCTAAAGGTGATGTTATTGGGTATGGAATGGTTGATGGATGCAGAACCTTAGCAGGAAGGTATACTAATCACGCTAAAAATAATAACGCAAAATTTTATTATTTTAAGGAAAACAATAATATGATTTTAATTGCTGAAAATGATATAGAGTTAGATGAGGAGATTGTTGTTAATTACAGACACCATACGGACCTAAGAAGTTATTATGAATAACGGAAGAGAATGGGATTGGATGGATGAAGAAGAATTTATTAATAATAAATTTAGCAAAAAAATTAAAAATGAAATCAAAAGAAATAAAATTAAAAATAATAGAAGCAGGGCACAGAGCAGTGGAGCAATTGATAAAAGTAGCGAAAGAAGCAATCATAAAGCACGACCCGGAAGATGATTTGTCAGCAGACAAACTAAAGAATGCTGCAGCTACAAAGAAGTTAGCAATATTTGATGCATTTGAAATATTAAGTAGAATAGAAGCAGAAAGAGAAGCAATCGAATCCTTAGAGAAAGGAGCGAGTAAAACTGATACAAAACAAGGATTTGCAGAAAGAAGGTCTAAATAGCTTATTTAAGCAACTTACAGGTGTAGTACCCAAGGGTGTGTTAAAGTCTAAGAATAAGGCTAAAACGTGGCTATACGGGTACAATAGTAAGTATGACTTTGTTGTTATATCTAAAACAGGACAGATAGGTGATGTAATTGTAATACAAGGTTTAAAAATAGCATTACCTCCGGTTGGAGATAAGTGTCTTCAAAGACACAAAAAAGAAACAGAACAATATTGGGAAAGAAAAGAACTACCTAAAGTTTTATCCAAGATTCAATCTATATTTCAATGGAATGAAATGGATTCAACATTTAAGGATAGGTGGGTAGATTATGTAGAAGAGGAGTTTGATAGAAGAGAGCAAGGTATGTGGTTTATGAATAATGGAAAACCCACATATATTACAGGTGCTCATTATATGTATTTACAGTGGACATCTATTGATGTTGGATACCCCGACTATAGAGATGCAAATCGTTTATTGTTTATTTTTTGGGAAGCTTGTAAGGCAGACATAAGAAGTTTTGGAATGTGTTATTTAAAAATAAGACGTTCAGGATTTTCGTTTATGAGTTCATCTGAATGTGTTAATACAGGAACATTAGTAAAAGATTCTAGAGTAGGTATTTTATCTAAAACAGGTTCTGATGCTAAGAAAATGTTTACAGATAAAGTTGTTCCAATAAATAGTAGATTACCATTTTTCTTTAAACCAATTATGGATGGTATGGATAAACCTAAAACTGAATTAGCTTTTAGGATTCCTGCTGCAAAAATTACAAAGAAAAATATGTATGATACAACCAATGATGAATTGTTTGGATTAGATACAACTATTGATTGGAAAAACACAGACGATAACTCTTATGATGGTGAAAAATTATTATTATTAGTTCACGATGAAAGTGGTAAATGGATTAAACCAAATAACATTTTAAATAATTGGAGAGTAACTAAAACTTGTTTACGTTTAGGAAGTAAAGTTATTGGTAAATGTATGATGGGTTCAACCTCTAATGCTTTAGATAAAGGTGGAGAGAATTTTAAAAAATTATATAATGATTCAGATGTGTTATCACGAAATGCAAATGGTCAAACTAAAAGTGGGTTATATTCACTTTTTATTCCTATGGAATTAAATATGGAAGGAT